CTGGAAGCGCAGCAGGTTCTGGTGGAGACCTTCACCGGTGAGATCGTGGGCGCCGTCGCCACACTCGGTGGCATCCGAATCGACCTCGGCTCTAGCCTGTCTCCAGTCGGTGCGCAGATCCCCCCGCGGACGCTGACCACCAACCTGATGGGCAAGGGCTGCCGGCTATGAGTGGACTGATCTCAAGCGATCCTCTCGCGCTGCTGGCGATGAATGCCGGCATGGTGCGCGCGCCATTGTCGGAGGGTGCAGCCAAGGGCGCCACCCAGCTGGACGCGAAGCAGCGCGCTGCTGTGATCGGTGAGCCGGTGCCGGTCGTCTTCTGTCGACGTGACGAGTCAGCCGGTACCGGTGGGGTGCTCATCTCACCGGCAGCCACTGAGGCGCGCTTCAGCAACGATGCGAGCAACGCCGTTACGGCCTCCTACCATCTCGTGCTGAGCGAGGGTCGCATCGGCTCAATCCAGGTGCGCGACGTGTTCCAGCGGTCGTGCAGGGTTGGCAGTCACTCTCAGACCTACAACCGCCGCGCTGGCAGCTGGGCGCCGGGCAACTTCATCACCGCACAGGTTGGCTACACCATGCCAGAGTGCCCGTACTACTGCGGAACGGTTGGCACCTACAACGACATCTCCACCCTGTCGTTTCAGGTCACCATCCCTGACGGTTCCGATCAATGGAATCGCCAGGTGCATTGCTTCATTCGCAACGGCATGGAGGTGCAGCGCCTGCTGGATAACGCGACAGGATCGAGCAACAACTTCGCCGATCTCGTCAACTGGTCATGGGCCAACTGCGCAAGGCTGACCAGCAACCAGACCGATTACGAAAGCCTTGTGGCTGCGGCTCAGTTCCTAGATGCCAATGAGTTCAACTGCGACATCAACATCACCGAAAGCCAGAACCTTGAGGACCTGATCTCCAAGCTGGCCCCGTACTTCCTGCTAGCCGAAACCAGGGTGGCCGGTCGCCGCGGCCTTCGCCCGGTGCTACCTGTCAACAGCGACGGCACCATCCAGACCACACCGGTGACATGGGCCTATGAGTTTACAGAAGACCACATCCTGCCAGGGCAGCTGCAGATCAACTACATCCCACCGGCTGACCGTAAGCCCTTCGCTGTGCGTGCTATCTGGCGGCAACAGCTGACGGACGATCACGGCATCATCCGAACCAGTGAGGTCAGATTCAACAATGAAGCAGAGAGCGGACCCTATGAGCAGCACGACCTATCGCAGTTCTGCACAAGGGAGAACCACGCCGTTAAGGTCGCGGCCTACATCAGGGCCAGGCGCAAGTATGTGACGCACACGGCCACCGTGTCATGCCGCACGATCGATTTCCCTCAGACCCTGAAAGGTGGCGACATCGTGCGAATCAAGCTGCACCGTGCCAGTGACATTGCCGCGCCTGATCTGTGGGACCACCTCTATCAGATCAACCAGATCACGAAGACTGCCGCAGGAGACGTCAGCATGGAGCTGGTGCATTTCCCGATCGACGCCACAGGCCGCAGCATGGTGGCGGTGTCAGTCGCTGACGCTGAAGGCACCGGCATTCTGCTGAGCAGTAACAGGACCGGCGTGAGCTGCGACGCCAGCCCGTCACGAGCGACGGATACCAGCGTGCCAGCGGAGACCTACCAGAACGGCACCGACCTAGACGAAGAGGTCGCGCTAGACGAGGATCTCACGGGCGAGGAAGAACCCGCGACCGTCTACGAAGAAGTCAACACACCGCCGACCGAAAAGAGCAAGGAGGCAGATCCAGAGGCAGCACCAAGCGGTAACCCCTACGCGCCCGCCAACTGGATCAGCTTTAACTACGGCAACGCCTCCAACTCGTCAGTGAGCTGGACGAACAACGATCAGAACCTGCACCTCTATGGGCCATGCGATCAGAGCGGCGTCCTGAAATATCTGCTAGTCACAACGACAGCGGCGACGACAGGCGACTATGAGTTCTCTTGGATCTTTGAAGGATTCGAAGGAGAGTTCCCTTCTGAGTTTGCTTTCTTCGTTACGATGCAGGAAGGATACAATGGAGACCCCGACGACTACCCGGATCCATTGACCGACAATGTGGAGTTCAGTGATCTATTGGCGGCATCGGGTACCACGACCGTAGCGCTAACCGCGGGAACCATCTTCGGCTTTGCGGTTCTGAACAACTACAACCTAGAGGGTGACTTCACCGTTCCTCACCTTGTGGTGTACGACTTCAACCCGCCAGCCTGATCATGGACTTCCCCGCCCTAGCACCTGCCACCCGGACCTACACCCCGCCAGAGTCGCCATTCACGGCGTACACCTCAATGTCGGGGCAGCAGAGCCGCGTCCGGCATTCCACCGTGCTCCTCGGCGGCAGCCTCGAGCTGTCCTTCGTCCGCCTAGAACCATCGGATCGGAACGCCATTGAGCATCACTACCGCCAGCAGTTCGGCGAGTTCCTGCCGTTCCACCTGCCGCCTGAAACCTTCTCAGGGTTCACGCCGCTAGAGGTTGATCCCTATGGTCTGTGGCGCTACGCACAGCCGCCGGAGTTCGAGGATCACTGTGGCCCCACCGCAACCGCTCAGGTCAAGCTGGTTTCAGTGCCAGGCGGTGCACCGGGTGCGCAGCTTGGATCAGTGGCACTGTCGATCGCATCCCCAGGCGCTGGCCCTGGCGGTGCACAGCAGACTGTGGCAGTGTCGCTCACGGCTGGCGCAGCCTCTGCATCCTGATGGCCACCTTCCCTGCGCTGGAGCCCGCCACCCGCTCCTACACCATGGGGCGGTACCCGATTGCGGCGCAACCTGCGTTCGCCGCTGAGCCGGTGCGGTTCCTGCAGGCGGCAACGTCGATCGGCTATCAGCTGAAGCTGGGTTACACCTACCTGACTGCCGCAGAGGCAAAGCTGATCCGAGACCATTGGCGCGAGCAGGCGGGCGGCTTGGAGCCTTTCCTGCTCAGCAGCCAGGTGATGATCAACCACGGCGGGCCCAACATCATCACGGCCACGAAGCGATGGCGCTACATCAGCGCACCGCAGGAGCAGCAGCTAACCGGCGGGCTGGTCAATGTCTCGCTCGAGCTTGAGACCGTCGAGGGCACCTTCGCCCTGGGTGCTGCAGTCGGGATCACCGTGGCGATCGCCGCCGGCTTGGCATCAGCAGAAGGGCCGGCCATGGCCTTGACGGTCACCGTGTCGCTAGCCCTTGGCTCTGCCGAGGCGCCCGACCACCGCGCACCTGGTGCCGATCTCGCCATCACCGCTGCGCTGGTAGCAGGCGCCGCTGGAGCTCCACCGCTGACCAGCACGGTCACGGTGTCAATCACAGCCGGTGCCGCCAGTGCGTCAGTTCCTGCAATGGCGCGGATTATCACGGCATCTCTCGCGACTGGCGCAGCACGAGCGATCTAGGATCAATCCATTGCTGTCGTCCGCCGCATGGCCTCGCTCGTCTACAACTCCGCCGTGGATGACATGGCCCGGGGTCTGATCGACTTCGACACGGACACCTTCAAGGCCATGCTGGTCACGTCCGCCTACACCCCGAACAAGGACACCCACGACAAGCGCGACGACATCACCAACGAGGTCACAGGTACCGGCTACACCGCCGGCGGCACAGCCTGCGCGGTGACCGTCACCAAGGACACCGCCAACGACAAGGTGACAATCAGCCTCGGCGCCGTGTCATGGGCGAGCAGCACCATCACCGCCCGCGGCTGCGTCTACTACAAGTCCCGCGGCGGCGCTAGTTCTGCTGATGAGATCGTCGCCTACAACGACTTCGGCGGTGATGTGAGCACCACCGGCGGCACGTTCTCAATCGCTGCAAGCACCATCACGCTGCAGAACTGACATGAGCCCCGAGCATGAGGCGTCGCATGGTGACATTCTGCGCGCGCTGGGAAACCTAGAGGGCAAGCTCGACGCCATGCACTCGAGCCTGACCCAGAAGCACCAGGACATCGCCGAAGCATTCCGCCGCCTCGGCGAAGTCGAGAAGCGCGTAGCTCAGGGGATGATCGTTGCGGTGGCCGTCGGTGTGATGGCCCCTCTGCTGTGGCAGTCAATCAACCCACAACTACACTTCGGCCACCAGCCGGCAGAGATCAGGCGATGATCAACGACCTCGCCCCATTCTTCGAGCACTGGCGCGGCTTGCCCCATCAGCGCGCGGCGGTGCAGCAGCTATGGGAAGCGATGCCGGCCAGCCTGAAGAAAGACGACGCGGCGTGGTATGAGACCTGGCGCGCTGCAGGCCGACAGGCAGAGCCACGCAGCCTGAGCAACCCACTGCAGGTGCGCTACTTCAGCCAGCGCGACAGCCGCACTGATCACGCCATGAGGATGTGCTTCAGCAGCTCGTGCGCGATGTTGCTCGAGACGCTGAAGCCGGGCACGCTGCAGGGCGCCAACGGCGACGACATCTACCTAGGGCGGGTGCTGCGCTACGGCGACACCACCGAGGCGAACAGCCAGATCAGCGCGCTGCAGTCGTTCGGGGTTGAGGCGCACTTCGTGCGTAACGCCAACTGGGCAACGATCACCG